CCTGTCCGCAGTGCGGGGAGGTGCCCACGGAGGCGGGACACGACTCATGTCTCGGGCACCTCCCCGGTGTCTCATCCGCGTGCTGTGCGCATGGTCTTGATGACGACAGGCCACACATACAATTCGAAAGCGAACAAATATTCAGACTCGTAGTAGGATTTCTGCGTGCTATTGACGATGGAGTGATGGTTGAGCTTGGTAATGGCCTCGTAGCTATAGTTGATGAGGAAGATTTTGACCGCATATCACAATACAAGTGGAGTGCCGTAAAAGACCGTGGTCGCGTGTATGCAGGACGCCGTGAGGCTGGTTCTCACATTCTTATGCACCGTGAAATTCTCAGACTTGTAACAGGGGACGGGAAACAGGTTGACCACATCAACCATGTCTGCATAGACAATAGAAAGAGCAACCTAAGGATAGTCACGCACCGTGAAAACGCAAGAAACAGAGTGAAACACAAGGGCTCATCTGTATACAAGGGGGTTTCGTTCTGCAAGGACAGCGGGGTATGGAGGGCTCACATCAAGATTGACCAAGTAGGACTGTCGATAGGAAGCTTCCGTGACGAATACGATGCCGCATGCGCATACGACGCCGCTGCGTCTTGGTTCTTTGGTGAGCACGCAAAACTGAATTTTTACTCAGTACCGACCGAGTGACGAATACATCCCGCGTTGCGGGAGGGTAGCCCGATACCCGGCTCTGTAGGCGAACAAAGGAACCTCATGAGGAAAGCTACCAAGTATTTGATAGTTGGTGCGGTCGCACTTACCACAACACTCCTGTTGACCGCCATCATAAGTACCGCCCTCGCTTCAACGGAAACAACCACCACCGTAACACCCCCCCCCTCGTCCCTCTCCCCCGCCCCCGAACTCACCGCCACCGACCCGCCGCCCCCTCGTGCTGCCACGGTGCAATGGGCGAAGAAGTGGGAGAACGCCGCCCGGCGTTCTGAGAAGAAGCTCAACTGGGCTCGCTCATGCTTCGGAATATCTGCCCATCGCACTTCCTATCGCGCACCAATGCGCTCCGATGGCGAGAAGAAGTGGATGTCGTATGGAAACAAAATGAAGCACTACGCCAAGAAGTTCGACAAGAAGTACAAAGAACTGTATCACGATGCCTGTTATCCCGGAGGCTCATCTAGTGGAGAGAGATGGGTTCCTCTCATGCTATGGCTAGGATACCCTCGTAGCATAATTCCAAACTTCGTATACATCATCACAAGGGAATCTTCTGGTCGCTGCGAGGCGCTCAACTCATCTTCTGGCGCAGCTGGATTGCTGCAGTTCATGCCGGGCTGGTACCACGGTCAGTGGGGGTACCCCGCGTTCAACCCGTTTGACCCAGTTCAGAATCTCACTGCCGGGCTGCACGTTTGGCGGGAGGAAGGATTCGCCCCTTGGGCTCTGTGAGATAGTACGAACTCAGGGGTGGCCCCTCGGGCGGGGCTGCCCCTTTTCTTTGCCTGAAAGCTTGACATAGGGTCCTTATGGGTGTAACGTAAGCAGCGGAAGGAAACACAACCACATAGGAGGTGAACATGTCAGCCAAGAAAGCACTGGAAGAGTACACGCAGGCAGCTCGCGACCTGCACGTGTTCGACGCTGTTTACAGCGACATCATGGAGCAGAGGGCGCAGCTGCAGGCGTCTCTTGAGGCCAAGCTGGGAACGCTGAAGACCGAAGCCCGCGCTGAGGGCAAGGGCAGCTCCAACCGCTACTTCGAGGTCGTTCTCACGAAGAAGGAGAAGCGGAGCTACGATGCGGAGACTCTCATCCACGCCTACCCAGAAGTTACCAGCCTCGTCGGCGTCATTGTTCAGTCGGCTGATAGGGAGCTGGTTGATACGTATGTGCGGATGGGTACTATCCCCGAAGCTGCGGCCCACGAGGCTGAGGTGATTGAGCCGATGACTACGGCTATCAGCATCCGCCAGCGTCAGGGTCTGGGGCGCGTCTCCGGTAAGACCCGCTCCGAGGCCCGCTCGAAGGTCCTCAAGTAACAGAGGCAGGAGAAATGGACATCAAGAAAGAGCTGAAGAAGCAGACCGAAGACATCCTCAGGGAGAACGGTGGGATGTGGCTGGTCGTCGCTCAGGAGCTGCTTTCCAGAGTGGAATCACTGGAGATGCGTCTGGCGATGTACGAACACAAGGAATCTCCCGCGCCCGCGCAGGACCCGTTCACGGCTGAAGACTGGGCCGAGGCGGCCGAGTACCTGAACGGCGAAAAGACAACCACGCCCACCACCGACTGGGAGCAGAAGAACGCGGACGAGTTCGACCCGGACACGCAGCCGAACGGGCATAAGTGCCTGATGTGTGGCATCGACTTGCACGGGACGCAGCGCCGCTTCTGCTCGAAGCCGCACGCCAACGCCTACTACTACGTTCGCAAGAACAACCCGGAGGCGACGGAGAAGGAGCTGGACGTCATCATCGTCGGCTCTGGGTGGCGTGAGCCCGGAAGCAAGTATAGGAAGTACAAGAAGTTCGATAAGGACGCTGCGCCGAAGCTCATCGCCCGGGCCTTGGCCTCCGAAGTCCCAGCCATGAACTGAACATGCCCAGAATCCTAAACGTTCAGGAAATAAAGGACTCAGCTAGGAGTCGGTGGGGTGTAATCTACGCCTCACTGGCCCCCGAGCTTTCTGCGGCGATTACCAGTTCTCCACGCCACGTCTCATGTCCTATGCATGGAGGGGTAGATGGCTTTCGCCTGTTCAAAGACTGGGAGGATAGTGGAGGGGCAATCTGCAACACCTGTGGTACGTTTGGGGACGGTATCTCGGTCCTCAGGTGGCTGCACGGGTGGTCGTTTGTCGAGTGCGTTGAACAGATAGCAGTCTATTTGGGTCTTGATATAGAGACGATGGCTCCCTCGCTTGAGAGCGGAGACGCATGGCGCAACGACAACAATGACCGGTTGCGCATAGACGCTATCTGGAAAGAAACCATACCAGACAATGGACTGCTCTCTAGGTATCTGAGGATGCGTGGTCTTAGCGGAGAGGTCCCTGCCAGCATCAGGCTCCACCCAGCGTTGGAGTTCTTCGACAAGAGTGGAACCTCCTGCGGAGAGTTCCCGGTGATGTGCGCTCCCATCCAGCGGCAGGATGGCCAGATGGTATCAATCCATCGCACCTACCTGAGCGCCGATGGAAGCGGCAAGGCCGCCGTTGACGAGCCGAAGAAGCTCGTCAGGCCAATCTACCCCGGGGCTACAAGGGGAGCGGCTATCCGTCTCGGACCAATCGCAGCACGCATTTGCGTGACTGAGGGGATAGAGACAGGTCTCGCCGTGCAGGAGAGCACGCTCTGCACCACCTTGGCGGCAATCAGTGCCGGGAACCTTGAGCGCTTCGACCCCCCAGCCGGGGTGAGAATCATCGAGATATGGGCCGACAACGACGTCTCTGGCGCTGGCCAGCGCAGCTCCGCGCGTGCGTTCAGGAATCTTAGCGAGCGGGGATATATAGTGACGGTGAAGATGTCCCCGAAGATGGGGAAGGATTGGCTAGATATCATGAATGAGAATAAATGAAGTCCATGTACGAGTTGTACAAGGGAATCAAGTGTTTAGGTGACCTTCGTGTTGTACACGGGATTGAGGGAGCTAGCAGGCTGTGTATGCTGCTCGGTTCACCTAGAGACGGAGACCGTGAGGTCTTCGCAGTAATGCTGTGCAGTGATGAGGTAGAGAACGCCACATCCCTTGACTATGTCGTCGCCCCAGAACACACTGGTCTTTCTCATCCAATTATGATTGAGACCGACCTTGTGGGAATGGTCTATCGTTGGCAGATAGACAAGAGGTCTGGGGGCCTTAGCACGGCAGTCCTTGATGAGATAGAGATTCCCTATCGTGGAGGCTCGTTAGAACCATCAGGGACTCCCTGCATGAGCTACAAAGACCACCGCTGGCAGTGGAAGCTCAAAGAGCTGGCCGACCTAGACAAACTCACATACCTTTTCTGGGAGATATTCTGGATGAAGGAGGATTCCAGTGACGTGGATGACTTTGACTGACGTGTCCAAGAAGTACGCTGTTGGAAGACGCACTGTAGTCCGGTGGGCAGAGCGCAACGGGGTCAAGATGCAGCGCTCTGGAGACAAGATTATCTATCTAGACAGTGACGAGGTCACCAAGATAGTCGCTCAGAATCCCATGCGCAAGCGGTAAATAAAGTATCCGTCCTTGTTATAATATTCATGCGGGTAAACAGCCCGACGGGGAGGGGATAGCTCTAGTGGATGGGTCCCCTCCCCGCCCATCTAACAAAGGACGGCTATGAATTGTCCCGGGGAGCGCGAGAACCCGCCCGCATGGTGGATTGAAGACGAAGAGGGGCAGCCTGAGGCGTACATCATCAGGAACCCCCTTGGAGGGGGCTCACGCTGGGCGGTCATGCCAGCCGATGATTTCTTGGGAGTGCCCGTCATCTCCTTTGCGAACAAGAAGCCCAAGGGCGCGCTGCGATTCAGCTGCCCAATCCAGAACGACGACGCCTACGACCAAGTCTCGGAGGCGGTCATCATGACGGCTATCAACTACGGATACTACCCAGACACGAATGGCTCCCTTCTCGGGGGCGACTACGAAGAGGAATAGCCGCAAGGTGTTCTTATCTGTGGTACACTCTTGGGGCTGACCGATACGACCCTTCGGGGAGGTGAAAATATGGTTGGATACAAAGGAATTCTCTGGACCCTCGGGCTCGTGTTCTTCGTCAACTTCGCGAGCGCCTATCTGAACGCAGGCGGCGACATGTGGAACATGAACTGGCAGAACGTCACCAACGCCGCCATCGGTGCGGTGCTGGCCTTCGGAATCAACTGGGCGATGCCGTTCATCAAGCGCTATGGCGTGGGGGCGGTCAAGAGCTTCGAACAGCTCGCCGGTAAGTAAGGTCATACCTTGTTCAAGTTTCACGCGTAAAACTGAATAACTACACTACGGGCAGGGCCGGTCCCTGCCTTTGGTGTCTAAGAAGGGAGGACACAGTATTCACAAATAGCGACAATGTTCTTCCAAAGCCGCAAGACCTAGAGGCCGAAGCGTCGATACTTGGCGCTTCCCTTTGTTCTCCTGAGGCCGCTGCAACAGCAGTACAGCTGCTGACTACGGATGATTTCGACCACGATATCTACCGGAGAATATACAGCGTTGTATACAAACTATTCAACAGCGGCAAGCCCATCGACCCGGTCACTGTGTCCAGCGAGCTTGAGCGGTCTGGAACGCTTGACGAGTCCGGTGGGGCGGGGTTCATCCGCTCGCTGGCCGAGTCAATCTCGGGACCGGAGAACGCCGAGGCCTACGCCTCTGCCGTGAAGAACGCCAGTGTGGCCCGTGCCGTCCTTGCCGCGACCGTTGAGGTGCAGGACTTGGTGCGGAGTGGGAAGACCTCTCCAGACGAGCTGCTTGGCACCATGGAGAGCAGCCTCACCCGCATCAACGAGCAGGCCAAGAAGACAGATTTCCGGTATATCAAGAATGTGTTGTTCGACAGATACAAGGACATCGGTAATGGCGCTCTCGAAGAGGGTCTTCCTACTGGGTTTGATTCTCTCGACAACATAATCGGCGGTCTGGTCGGTGGACGGTTGTACGTACTGGCCGCCAGACCGGGTGTTGGTAAAAGCTCTGCAGCAATCACCATAGCAAAGAATGTGTCGCTGCAGGGCAAGGGTAGCGTTCTTGTGTACTCCCTAGAAATGACAGAAGATGAGATTTCTGACCGGATAATATCTTCGACTGCTGCCGTTTCTTCAAGCTCTCTTCGTACCAACACGATGAACGCAGATGAGTATGGTCGTGTGTTCCGAGCAATCGGTCAGGTTGAGAACGCCGACCTGTTCATTGACGACGATGGGTCGCTTACGCTCACAGAGCTACGTGCCAAGGCAAGAAGATTCACCGCAACGCATAAGGTGGCCCTCATTGTGGTAGACTATTTACAGCTCATGACGCTCGATGGTCGGAACGTAGACAACAGGCAGCTTGAAGTGTCGTCTATATCCCGGAAGCTGAAGGCTCTGGCAAAGGAACTCGATGTTCCTGCGCTTGTGCTCTCCCAGCTCAACCGCGATGTGGAGTCAAGGAAAGACAAGCGCCCACAGCTATCCGACCTGAGAGAGTCCGGGGCCATTGAACAGGATGCCGATGTTGTTGGCTTCCTCTTCTTTGACCCAGATGACCAGACAAAGACGCTGGCGACACTGGCGATTGAGAAGAACAGGCAAGGCCCCCGTGGCGAGGTCCAGCTTGTGTTCACACCGGAGTTCACAAGGTTCCGGGAGATGACAGCCACACCGACAGACTAGGAGGAGGAGGACATGACACCGAAAAATGGTGGTGGAACGAAGACCCGCCCGGCGATTTCAGAGCAGGCTACCGCTCTGCGCGACAGGTTCGCTGGGGAGCACAAGGCAATGGAAGCAATCAAGACTAACATGGACGCTCTGGCTCTCGACTACGAGACCGCGCTCCGCGACGTTGATGAGTTCGTCACCGCGACGAACAAGCTTCATCTTGTCGATGAGGAGGCGCAGTTCATCGAGGCCGTGCAGGGCTCCAAGGGTACCGGGCTCCAGCGGAGCAATCACCTGATAACACTCAGGCAGATTCGCAAGCAGCGCTTCGGTTCTCTTCGCGCGATGTCGGAAGACATCGGCATCCCCTTCCCCCACCTCTCCGAGATAGAGCGTGGACTCCGTCTTGCCACCCCCGAGGAACTTGATGCCATTGAGAAGTACGTTGGGGGACGTATCCACTACCGTATGGTGCCATACGCCTCGCTCCCAGAGGGGGAGTGAGTGAGGTAACTTGTCTGAGGAAAGCAAATCACTAACAACGGAGACTCTCGCAAGAAGGATGCTGGAGGTCATTGAAGACGGACGCAGCTATTCTGATACATGTGAGAGGTTCGTAAGGTATGCCAGCTCCATAGCTGGTGTAACGGCAGCAGCTTATCTCTTCGCGTCAGAAGCTCTTGGAGCTACCGATGCAGAGATGAGCTATGCCAAGGCAGTGCTCATAAGTATGCTCAACACCGACACTGATAACGTAAAGGTCATAGTCGGTGATACGGCCCTGATGCCGGGAGGTGTCAAGGAGACGTTCGTCGCTCTGGATAAGTGGTTCAGCACTCTTGAATCAGATGTTCTTCCAGAGAAGGCACAGCATCTCCTTGACAACTTCTCCTCATCAGTCGATGAAGCTACTATAGACCACTGGATGATGTTGTCAACAAAGAAAAAGAGGAGCTGAACGTGCAGACAATCACTATTGCAAGTTACGACGAACGCGTCAACAAGAACGGGAAAATGTATCTTGTTGTCAAAGAGGAAAACTCTGAAACGACATACATGTGCACGGACCCCCGCTTGTTTGACATCATCAAGACCAGTTCCATGATTAGCGCTGAGGTCGCCACCGAGACGACCCCGAACGCCGTGTTCCACAAGATTGTCACTGCTATCCAGCACGCCCCGGGTGCCCCGCCGATGGTCCAGAAGGCCGCGCGCGGTGGTTACAGCGGTGGTTCTGGTGGCGGTGGCGGTGGCAGCTTCAAGGCTGACCCGTATAAGCAGGCCCTCATCATCCGGCAGAGCTGCCTCGACCGTGGCGTTGAGATTGCCACATCCCTGCTCAAGGATGGGCACCTCGACGTGCGCGAGGGTGAGACGGTCGCTCAGGCCATCATGCGCTATGCCTTCGGCACAGCCGAGAAGATGGAGACGTGGGTCCGCGACGCCGTCCCGGTTGTCGACCCCACAACGCCCGTTGCGCCCCCTCAGCCGGTGCAGGCGGCTCCTACCCCTCAGATGGCCCCGCAGGCCCCTCAGGCGGCTCCTGTGCCCCATGCGCCGGTTCCTGAGCCGACGCCCATGGGCAGCGAGGAGAACTTGCCCTTCTGACGCCTTGCTGACATATAAGTAAGTCCTTCTTTTTTCGGGCGGCTGTTACTATATACTGGTAGCAGTCGCCCGATTCTTGGAGGTATCAATGGGTGGAGTTGGAAGCGGAAGGCCAAGGACACCTCCCGAGATACGGTTCGTCAAGAGGTACCAAGAGAAAGAGTCTGGTTGCTGGGAGTGGACCGGAGATACCGACGGAAGTGGTTACGGAAGATTCTGGGACGGAGAACAAAAGACTCGCGCGCACAGGTTCTCGTACACAATGTTCAAAGGAGAAATTCCAAGCGACATGTGCGTATGCCACTCGTGCGATAACCGTCGTTGCGTAAATCCAAATCATCTCTGGCTGGGCTCTCACGCAGACAATGCTCGCGACCGCGATGACAAGGGGCGTTGGGGCGGGGGAAGACCACCAACCGCCGACAGAGACTATGTTGTCGAGCTGATAAATAGTGGGCTATCAAACAAAGAGATAGCGGGCATCGTGGGAGTCACTGTGGGACGTGTTTCACACATCCGGAACGGTCGTCCCTAGTTCTTATCAGCGCCCCGGGCCGTGCTATACTAGGAAGGCTATTTCATATCGGAAGGGGAACCATGGGAGACATCTGGAACGTTCCCGGCTACGTCGTTCGCGTCGTTGACGGAGACACCATCGTGGCCGACTTAGACCTCGGCTGGAAGATGTGGAAGAAGGACCAGCACATCCGTCTCTTGGACATCAACGCTCCCGAGATGAACCTCGCGGAGGGCAAGGAGGCGAAGGCGTATCTGCAGGCTTTCCTCTCCCCGAACGACCGCATCATCGTCGCCAGCCACAGCATCGACTCCTTCGGGCGTGTATTAGGAGATGTCACTTTATGCAATTTTGATGCAACCAACCTCTCGCACCTCATGGTCGAGTCGGGCCACGCTGTATGGAAGGTGTACTGATTGGATAAGCACCTGATGACGCTGGACGACATGCTGCTTGAGCACGTGTTGTTCCACACCCAGCGGTCGCATAGCTGGGACGACGACCTCCTGCATATATCAGATATAGGACAGTGCCCGCGCATGACCATGCTACGCCTCATGGGTGAGCAGAAGCGCGAGGTGTTCGGGGAGGAGAAGCGCAAGAAGCAGTACATGTTCTATCTCGCCAACTGGCTCCACGACGAGTGCTACGCAGCGTGGGGAGAACAGGGCATCCTCATCGAGAAAGAGTGCTCTATCCGGGGATATTTGCCCCCGGGATGGACTGGACGCTTCGACGCCGTCATCGACTACGAGGGCGGCTTTCGCATAGCCGACGTGAAGACCAAGGCGTACATCGGGAAGACCGCGCAGTTCCCCCAGCTCAAGCACATGTTCCAAGTAGCTGCCTACCATATGTTCCTGCGCGACGACTGGAAGCTCACCCTCAACCCGCTGCTCTTCTACATCCAGCGCGACCTCCAGCACTTCGACGCGCGCGAGTGCGCGGTCGATGTCACCGCCTCAACAGAGGCCTACGTAATGTCGAAGATGAACGAGCTTGAGGCGGCTAGGGCGGACCTTCCGAACCTGCCAAATATACTGCCAAGAATGATAAAATATACAGGCAAGAAAGTCAAGGGCCAGTACGCTGAGATATCGGCCTGCACGAACCACGACTGCACCAGCGAGTGGTGCGACTACTCCGGAGCCACCTGCTGCCCAGACGTCGGTGAGGACCTCATCGCATGGCGCAACGGTGACGAGTGGTGCTTCAACGATGACCCAATGAGTGAGCTTTACCGTAACGATGTTCTTGAATTTCTTGAGAAGGAGGCTATGGATGAATACACGGGAGGTTGAGGCTAAGCCCAACACAATCACTAAGCAAATAGTCTGGTTCATTGTGGCATTCGCATTCTTCATGATTGCAATGGCATCTGTAATATCTGCTGTGATGCTTCTCGGAGAGGTCTTCCAGTCGTGGGTGAGTGCTCTTACACCGCTTTATCTGCTCGGAGCGGGCTTCATGTTCGTTCTTGCAGCCATCTCGTCTATGGGCGCTATTTACCTGCTTATCGAGGCTTTTGAGTACATCCGCAAGGCGAAGTACCGCCACCGCGTCCACAAGAGGTCCGAGGGTTGACACACTACCCAAAAGCGTTTGACTCTGGCCAGCGTCCCTCGCGCGGGCGCATCATGTGCACGAAAGCGCGCGGTCTTAGGGGTACCCATATAGGGTACCCTCTGGTTCTTTTCACAAAGAGCACCATAAGCTGGTAAGCTGACTTGGAGAGCGCGAGAGTTCAAAACAATTTTTGCGCAGTGCAAACCACCATCTGGAAAGAACGACGGGAGCGGGGAAGATGACGATGGACCTTAGCGTTATGAACAGCGAAACACTCTTCAACGAGTGGTTCGACTCTATCTGGGAGGTATTCCCGGGAAGGGGCTCGGAATCGACCGCGAGGAAGGCTTGCCACGCTCGCATTTTCAAGGACAAGATTTCTCACGAGATTCTGGCACGCGCTGTGTCTAACTACGCAGAGTACGTTAGGGCGTATCGCATCCCCACCGAGAAATCACTTCATGGCTCGGCGTTTTTCGGACCACGCCGCTACTGGGAGACGTTCTCCGAGGGGATTCCGGATTACGATGGGAAGCTTTTCGACGCGCCAAAGTTTCAGCGCTCATCAGAAAAATCCAGTCATGGTGAATTCAACGACTGGTTCGAGCGTGTGTGGGAAGCCTACCCTCGCAAGATTGCAAAAGACCAGATGAAGAAGGCGTGTAGGGCTAGGGTGAACGTTGATAGGATTCCTATGGAAGTTCTCGAAGGCGCAGTTAGTAACTACTCTTCAATGGTTTCTTCTCGCGGAGTTGATACTAAGTACATAATGTGTGGTCATACGTTTTTTGGTAATGGCAGCAGGTGGTCGGAGTACTCGTGAGCACAGAAGCTATCCAGATTAGTTTCTTCGATTGTCACGAACAAAGTTGTGGGGGGGTTGTTGGTATGGGCAAAGAGACAACGTTCGAAGAGTGGTTTGAGTCGCTCTGGAAGGTGTACCCAAGGAAGGTCTCGAAGTCCATGGCAAAGCGCGCTTGTCGTGCAAGGGTTGAGAACGACAAGATACCTCGCGAATCTCTGGAGAGGGCGCTTGAAAACTACGTCACCTATGTAAAGCGTGACCGCACCGAGCAGAAGTTCATCATGCATGGGGCGACGTTCTTCGGCCCCAACGAGCGCTGGCTCGACTTCGTTGACGGCCTCCCAGATGGTGAGGAACCAGCCTGTGAGCGTGGTATGATAGTAAACGGTACAAATGAAGTGTTCTACGATAAGAACGGAACCTGTTATGGCAAGCTGGACTTTTACCTCTGCGCCCGGGATTGCGACGGCAACCTCCTCAACCCGGAGCTGGGAGAGCGCTACATCGAGTTGTTCGGTGACCGTAGCTCCACTGGGAGCCTGAGATAGTGGAGGCCTACAATCAGGAGGTCCGCGCCGAGCATTGCATCACGCCGGGCTGCTGCAATCCTCCCGCCGCCTACGTCCTCTCTGGGCGGACCTACTACTCCCCGCTCTGCACCTCCTGTCAGGACCGCATCGAGACCGACAGCGAGATTCTGTGGCTGGAGAACGCCCGTCGGGCGAGGGACATCTCCCAGTGGCGTGACATGGGCATCCCCAAGAAATTCTTCGACCAGAATTTCTCTACGTTCTCTGTGAACCAGATGAATGTCCACGCCTATGAGCGCTGCTTGGAATACGCGGAGCGTTTCTCCATCGGCGTCACCACTGGTGGCCTCATCATCCTTGGTTCCACTGGGGTAGGGAAGACCCACCTTGTCTCCGCTCTCCTCAAGACCGTTGGTGTGGGATTCATGGTGAACGAGGCACGCCTCATGGACGACCTCAGGGCAGAGTATGCCCGTGACTTCGACAAGGCGGAGGGGTACCTAAAGCGCTGCCTCACTGAGCCTCTTCTGGTGCTGGATGACTTCGGCTCAGACAATCGGCAGGAGAGCACGATGGCGTGGATGCGTGACGTGCTCTACCGCATCTCGAACGAACGCTTCGAGGAGAAGCTGCCGACGATAGTGACAACCAACACGAATATGCAGGAGTTCTCGAACCGTGTCGGAAGGCGTGTAACGTCACGTCTCATGTGTGACACAGAGATTCTTAGCATAAACGATGTCGACCGTAGGATAGGTATATGATGGCTTGGAGATGCTACAAGAAGAAAGTATATACGTGGGCTAAGAAGATGGACGAAGAGTTCGTCGTAACCACTCTTGAAGGGACTATGGTTGGTAAACCCGGAGACTATCTTTGCCGTGATTCTAGCGGTAATCATTACCCTTGTGATGCTGGCATATTCAAGCAGATGTACGAAGAAGTAGAACCAGACGAGATTGTCTGATGCCACCGAAGAAGCAGCCCGAGACCGCTATCAGAAAGGCGGTGAGAGATTATCTGAAGGTAAAGGGATGGTTCGTTCTGACAATACTTCAGGGCATAGGTGCTCACCGTGGTATATCCGATTTGATAGCGGTGAAGAACGGTGTTGTGGCTTGGATAGAGATAAAGACTCCTACCGGTCGTCTCAGTGACTATCAGGAGAAGTTCAAGTTCGAGATGGAAGCTCACGGTGGCATATATGTCGTCATGAGGAGTCTTGATGACGCTATAGAGTGGGAGTCGAATAACAGATGAGCAAGCTTGGTGAAATCATCAGGTATAATAGGGAAGAGCAGGGAATGAGCGTAAGGCAGCTCGCAGAAGACGCTGGGGTTAGCTATGGATACATCTCTGCTATAGAGAATGGACGTTTCTCTAATCCAACGTATGAGTCGTTGGAGAAGATAGCTGGTGCTCTTGGTGTATCTCTTGAGAAGATGTCAGAGTCGCACGAGGGAGTCCCGCGTGAGGTGATAGATGAGATGAAACGTCGTCATATCCTTGTGGTTCTTGTCGAGAGAGCTATGGGGCATGATGATTTTTCTATTGAGGAGATAATCAATGGACTATGACGAAAGTCTGAAGGTTGGAGGAAGGTTCAGCTTTGATACGGAAGTGATAGAGGCGTCTGCTGCAACGTCAGAACTGCTTGAGGCGCTGAGGAGTCCGAAGACGGCAGCAGAGCTTTCAAACGCGCTCGGAATCACCATAGGTGCAGTCAGGCGTCGCATATTCAGCGCTCGGAAGTCAGGATACAGCGTCCATCTTACTCGCGACGGACTCTACTGGCGTGAGAGTTCGCAGCGGTACTGTCACAAGTGCGGCCAGAAGCTTTCCCGCTACAACAAGAGTGCGACCTGTTTCCTCTGTCAGGATGGCTCCTGATGTACGAGTACGATTGGTCTGAGGAGTTCAAGAGCGTTCCCTCAGACGTTCTGACCGTGAATCAGAGGGACGTCGTCTACCTCCGCTATGTCGCCGGTCTGCGCTTCTCTGAGATTGCTGAGGAGGTAGGTCTCTCGAAGCAGGCCGTCGTGAGGATACACCGGCAGGCTCTGCTGAAGATTCAGGAATTCGTTGAGAACGTAGCGATTTTGAAGGTATGCTATCAAAGTGGTGCCTTCGATGATACAATTGATGATGAGGACTGCAGTGATTGGTGATTTTGCAGTTCTAAATCCAGACTCTGCCGAGGTATTCGTAAACGAAGCAGCTGATAATGCATGTTCGGCAGAAGAGGTGGTTTGTTGCGAGAGACCAGTGGCGAATGGGATAGACCTCCAGATGGTCAGATTGACGTGCGCTAGTGTCTCATAGCAGAACCAACAGAGCAGCGTGCCGCGCTCGTGGGCGCTGTGAGCACTGTGGTACGACAGTGGGTCCGTTCGAAGCCCACCACATACGAAGGAGAAGTCAGGGCGGAAGTGACGACCCCGGAAACCTTGCCTGTCTGTGCGGGTTCAGCCCGATGAGAAGCGGGAATGCCGAGGGGTGCCACAGGAAGCATCACAGAGGTGCTATAGAGTTTAGAAGGAAATCAGGATTCATTTCATTCGATGACCCCGATGGACCGGCAAAGTTGAAGATAATGATGAATTTGGAGGAGTTTGATGTCAGAGATGATTGTTGACGAGAAGGGCGTGAAGCACGTCATTCTTGATTTGAATTGTCACCTCACAGATAAAGGTCAGACGATAGGGTTCTATAGTGACGGGTGCGGACGGATTGTTCTAGAGACGACTGAGATGGATATCTCAGAGGTCGTTATGCTTGCTGCATATGGACGCCGTAAGTCTTTTTCTGTCAAGATAGATATAGAGAACCCAACAGCGCGTTGTACATGATTATAGAGACTGAGCATATAGACCCATACAAGTTCACGGCCGAGGTGAAGGAGAAGCTTCTGGAGATGCTCCGTTCTGGAGTGTCGAAGAAGACCGCCATCGAGGCTTGTGGAATCAGCCGAGGGACGTTTTACGCGCACCTGAGAGCAGACTCGACGTTCAAAGAGGATGTCGTCAGGGCAGAGGCGGAGTCCATCGACTTGGTCGAGGATGCTCTTTTTGATAAGTGCCTAAGAGGAAATGTCCCCGCCATCACGTTTTTTCTGAAGTGCAGAAGGCCAGCTAAGTGGTCCGAGAAGCCGAAGGATGAGGGTGGCGGGTTCACCAGAGAGGAACTAGAGACAAAGGTTGAGCAACTCATCGAAATCGCTCTTCGGAGAATTCCCGAAGAGGAACGAGGCGCTTTCATCGGAGACCTCAGGTCTGTCGCAGGCTTGGGAGAAAGCGATAGAAAGAGTATCGAAGCGCCAGATTCCTTCTCTGATTGAATTCGTAGAGTCTATACAGATTGAGGATAAGGACGTTGGTGGTCTAGCTCCGTTCAAACTGTGGGACGCCCAGAGAGAGGCGCTCATAGCAATGGCGGAGAACGAGCGCGTCATTGTCCTCAAGTCGCGCCAGCTGGGACTCACGTGGCTCGTGCTGGCGCAGGCTCTATACGAGGCCACCTTCTGGGGGAATAGGCTCTTCCTGCTTGCCTCCAAGCGCGAGGACGAAGGCAAGGAAATGCTCCGCCGCGTGCGCCTGATGCACGACACCCTTCCTCCTGAGTGGCGCGCTGAGCGTCGTATCGGTGACGACTCAAAGCTCTCCATGTCCTTCGCCAATGGCTCGAAGTTTCAGGTGCTCCCGGCTACTAGGTCGCTGGCGCGTTCTTACGCTGCCTACGCCGCCATCATCGATGAGATGGCGTTTATGCCATACCAGTCAGAAATGTGGGCCGCCGTCGAACCGGCCGCCCGGCGCATCCGCTGCGTCTCCACTGGGTACCGCAAGGCCGACCTCTACTACGACCTCTGGCAGAAGGCCTCTGAGGGCAAGAGCGACTTCAAGGCTATCTTCATCCCATGGACAGCTTCTCCGCGCCGGGACGAGAAGTGGTACGAGGAGCACGTGACCAACGCTCCGCGCGTGCGCTTGGCCCAGCGCGAGTACGCCTCGAATCCGACGGAAGCGTTCTCCAGCGCTGAGGGTCTCTTCTTCGACCGCTTCGACCAGAAGATTCACGTCAAAGAGGTGGATATCAAGAGCGACTGGAACACGTACAGGTGCGTCGACTTTGGATACCGACACGCCGCCTGCGTGTACGTGCAGACGTCACGTGAGGGTCGGATTCACGTCGTTTCAGAGTATGTCCCCCGTCAGCACACCACTGGTGAGTTCGCCGCTGGAATCATCGCTCACGACAACGCTCTCATGCAGCTCCACGGGATGCCAAAGCCGATGCTGACGTTCTGTGACCCGGCCGGTTACTCGAAGAACACGCAGACCGCTACGAGCGACATTGAGATTTTCAACGAGTGCGGTCTCTTCCCTATCGCGAAGTCTTCCGCAATCCGTGACGGATGCGTGCTCATCCAGCACCACCTCGTGGGAAGAAAGTCGCTGATAATACACCCTGAGTGCCGAGAACTCATTACGTCATTCGAATCCCTAGAGCCAGATACAAACTCTCCGGATGTCTACTCGAAAGACAATGAGTTTGACCACGTCATGGATGCACTTAGATATGGTATGGTAAATGTGGCGATGGGGATTGCTGGGCACTTCGATGGGGAGTACCAGATATCGACCCGGCAGTCTGCCCCTGTGACCGCAGGCATGTACACCAAGATATATTGATGGGGAACATTTGAAATTCAGGGTACCGACATTGAGAGCCGCTGAGTTCCCGGACAAGCCGACCACATCTGAGGTTGGTTCTTCCGGGATTACGTTTGGTTCCGTTGGCCGCCTGCAGCAGCAGGAGTACCTGCCCGACCTCATCGGTCCAGCGGCCTATCGCATCTATGAGCGTATGCGTCGTAGCGACCCGAAGATTGTGGGCTTGCGCCGCGCCCTTGACCTCCCTATCCTCCGCGCTCACTGGGATATTGTTCCGTCCGAGGACGACAACCCTCGCGCAGAAGAGATTGCCGACTTCGTTGAGGAGAACCTCTTCAACCACATCGACCTTCCGTGGCCGCAGATGCTGGCTGAGATTCTTCTCTATCAGGATTTCGGATTCGCTCCGTTTGAGAAGGTCTGGGAGATTGAGGATGGGAAGGTCTACCTGAAGCGTCTGGGATACCTTCCTCCGCACACCGTACAGGAGATTTATGTAGTTGACAGGAAAGTGAAGTCCATAGACCAGTTCAGTAACAGCAAGGGGCTCGTCAACATCCCCGGAGATAAGCTCGTCTGGTTTGTGAACCGCAAGGAGGGCGACAACTATCGCGGTATTCCTATGCTGCGTTCGTTCTATCGCCCATGGTTCAACAAGGAGCGGGCTGAGATTCTCCTGCTGGTCATGGCCGAAAGAATGGGCGGCTGGCTCAAGTTCATTACTCCAGACGGCGCTACCCCAGCGGACGTTTCCGCAGCGAAGCAAATCGGAAACGATTTCCGCATCAATGAGACCATGTACATGGTTCTCCCTCCCCGATGGGATGCGACCGTCGAGTCCTCTACCGGCATGACGCTGGCGGACCTACAGGGCTTCATACGCTACTGCGACGAACAGATTGATGCCGCCGCCCTTGCTCAGGTGCTCGACCTCGGTACGTCATCGGAAGGCTCTCGCGCGCTCGGGCGCACGCTGGGTGAGATTTTCGATGAATCAGTGCAGTCTACGGGTGACTACATATGTGACATCGTAAATGCCGAGGGGGGGTTGATAGAAGAGCTGATTGCGTACAACTTCCCTGATTGGGAAGAGTACATCCCCAAGCTGACCGTCGGTAAGGTCGAGAAGATGGACCTCAAGAACTGGGCGCTCGGGTTTCAGGCTCTTGCTAACGCAGGTGTCAAGTTTGGCGGGAAGACCCACGCGTGGATTCGCGAGGAGGCTGGTCTTCCAGAAGAAGAGGAGATGGACGAGAAGGCGACTGACGAGATGCTCAATCCTCCGAAGCCACCGGCTCCCGTTATCGCTCCTGCTGTCCCGGGCCAGCCCGGGGTGAAGAAGGGTCCGTATGTCCCTCCGGGTGAGGGTGATTCAAATCCCACCAAGGGTGATGTGCAGGAACAGCCTGAGGACTGAGTAGGTGACTGATATGACAATTGAAAAGTATATGCTTTCCGATGGGCCTACCAGTAGCGTCATGGTGTTCCCAATTGGAAACTTCAAGACTTCCAAGTACTCCAAGCTGAATCTCGATAGGGCTTTGGCGGAGTCCATCATCGAGAACTTCGAGGGACATGTACTTGGAGCCACTGAGCCGTTCATTGACTCCAGTGGGCGGCACGATGAGTCTGCCCCAGCCGCAGGTTGGGTAAAGGGGCTCTCCATCAGGCCGTGGGAAAACGGTGAGGCGCTGTTTGCCGACATCGAATGGACAAGTGAAGGTACTCGCCT